TCGGCGTCATCGGCGGCCATCTCATAGCGCGCGTGGCGATCGCACTCGATGCCGCCGCAGGTCTCATAAGGACTTTCGTCACCGCGGCCGAGGCCGAGTTTCTCGCCGCACCAAAAGCAGTAGAGCATTCGCTTAGTGCTGGGCATGGACGTGTTCCCCCCTCAAGCTCTCCACCATATTGATAATCAGCATCGCGCCGGCGGCGACCTCCTCGGCCGTGTCGGGGCGCTTCAGCTTGTGGATCACGACGGCGGCAATCGTCCAGGCAAGCGCCAGGAGCTCAGAGCCGTTGCGAAGTTCATCGGACATTTCCTCGACGAATTCCTCCGCGAACTCGATGAGTTGCTCACCGCGGTCAAGGGCCTCCTCGGGCAAATCAGCCATTCGTCACCCGATCGAGCTTGGGCCAGCCGGCTTGAAAGCCGTCACGCATAAGCTCAGACATCATCCGGGCGGCGGCCTCGACCTTCACCTCATAGGGCGTGCCCTTCGCCTTCTCGATCCGTTTGCGGATGATCTGCTCGGCTTCCTCCGGCGTGCCATCGCGCCAGAACAGTGCCCCAGGCTTAAGCTTAGCGTTTGGCTCATAATAATCGTTCTCCCATTCGACATGCTTCATACTGTGCGCGCCGCACTCGGGGCACGTCATCCCGAACGGGGTGACGCCATCGCGCGAATTCCAAATCCGCTCGCGATGGTCGCACCGCTCGCAGGCGTAGGTCATGAAGCAAAAGGCTTCCATGTGACGGTGGCCGCGGGAAGTCAGGTGCTGGTTCATGCGTGGCCCTCCGTGTCAGATAGCCCGATCCCGGCATCGCGCATCATCTTGAGCGGTGGTATCATCCCGCGGATCATCTGGGGCGCGGTCTCGATGATCTGTCGAATGGTCTTGGCCGACGCGCCGTCGCTCTCCATGGCGAGCACAACCATGGCGGCCATCGTGTAGATCGAGCCGATCATATCCGCGCCGCTCAGGTATTCGCCTTCATCGTTCTTGATCTCGTTGAGTGCGGCACAGAGTTCACCGGCAACGCCGATCATCATCATCATGTGAGGAACGGCGCCGCCTTTTTCCGTCATCATCTTTTCGAAGTCTTCGCGCGTCATTTGGTTTTCCTTTGCTTGTCGGCTAGGCGGGTGCGGGCCTGCCAGCCTTTTGAAAATCCGGCCAGGAAGGCGACGCGTTGCGCCATGGGAATTTTGCCCAGCTTTGCAAGCGCCCGAGCTCGCGACTTCAACTGCTTTTGGGGTTCGGTTTCAGTTCGTTTCATCTGGCATTGCTCCTTTCGAGGTTGACGATTTGCTGGAGCTCGGAGAATGGCCGCAAGTGCTTGGGTATCTGCTGCAACCAGTAGGCCTCATCGGTCGGCTTGCCGTCCTTGCCCGGTCGCCTTTCGAGCGCCACCAATTGCGGCGCCATGATCGGCATTTGCCAGCCTGGGCAAAAGAAAACGTTGCCCTCGCTCTCGATCAGCATTGTCGGCAGGTTGTCGCCAATGTCTTTCGGCTTGATGATCAAATGCCCCTTGCCTCGCTCGCAAGGACTGCTTCTACACTCGACGCAATCGCCGACGTCGGGGTTGCCCAAAATCCCAACGTAGGGCCGCCAGAACAGATTGAGCATCAGTGAGGCAGCGTATTCGGTGCGACAGCTGTGCTCGTGATTATCCACTCCATACTTGCTTGAGCCATCGCCGGGGTTGAGGTTTTCTTTTTTGGCAAAGTCGAATTGCGACTTGCCGGCATACCCGACCCACCGCATTTCGAACTCGGTCAGCGTCACGGTGTCAGGCATTGGTTTTGAGCTTTGGCAATCCAGCGCGCTCGCGCTCCATGTTGCGGCCGTGGATGATCCCCTTGTTGTATTCGTTCGGATCATCATCACGCCTTGCGTTCCAGCCGGCAGAGAAACCGGCATGGAAGGCGTCTTCGAGCGGATCGCTTTCAAGCGACGCGCGCCATGCGGAGAACGCCTCGTCGAGCATCTCCATGGTGATCGATTGATAGGTCATGCGTCCTCCTAGTGGTGCTGATCGATCCTGAGCGGGTTGTGATAGCCCTCGGGCAAATACGGTTGCAGGTCGCGTTTGATGTAGTGCTTCTTTCCGTAGTGCTGGAGCCGCTCGATCATGCGCAGCGTGTAGGCTTGCCAATCGGTTTGCGTGGTGATCGCTTTGAGGTAGTTGGCGCGGCCAACCTTGTAGAGATCGACGAACTCATGGGTCTGCTCGACTACTTCGAGCGAGTGATCGATATCGATCGTCGGCTCCAACGAGACCCAGGTGAAAATGCCCGCCTTGTGAAACTTGTAGAGCGTTTCCATCCGGTCGACCGGCAGCGCGGCGTTCGGCTCCCACTTTTTCGAGAAATGCGAGTCGGTCGAGGTCAGCGTCGAAGCAAACGCGTCGCGGTCCGGCCGAAATAGCGGCAGGTCACGCAACGCGCGCCTGCCGCCTTTCGTCAAGGTGCAGAACGCGAGACCGTGCGCCTTGAGCTCGTTGAGCACGAAAGCCGTCAGCAAGTTGTCGCCGGGGTGATAGGGATCGGTCGTGAACGAAAGCATGACCTGCTCTTTGATGCCGGCGGCCTGATACTTGCGCGCGTCGCTGATCAGCTTGGTTTGGAATTCCTCGCGCTCGACCGCGCCGGCGTTGAATTCCTTGCGGTCCTGTTTCGTCACTTGCGGGACGTAGCAGTAGGCACAGCCGTGGCCGCAGCCGCGGTATTGATTGGCGGCAAGCGTCGCGTACTCGCCGGCTTGGCCCTTCGGCGCATAGATGATTGAGCAGCCCTTGATGCTCACGCCGTCGGGGTTGATCGTCGGGCCTTTGTCCGCGTTGAAAAGATCAGCCATTGCCTCGGTTCCGAATCCTTAACTGTTGATGTGCTCTATATACGTCATTGCGACGTAGCGCCACAAGGGGCGGGCATGACGAAAGCGGTGAAAAAGAAAAAGTCAAAAAAGAGCACAGCGCCAAAAAAGCGTGGCGGATCAGTGCGCCGGATTATTTTGGAGGCCCAGCACTTCGAGACGATCGGCAAACTCGCCGGCATCGGCTGCTCGCACGAGGACATTTGCGAGCTCTTGGCCCCGATGGGTCTGAAGATGTGCGCCAAGACGCTGTACCGGCGGCTCAACGAAATACCCGAATTCAAGGAGGCCTATGACCGCGGCATTGCCAACCGCAACATCAAGCTGCGGTCGCGGATGTTCCAGCAGGCCATGATGATGAACGGCGCCGGCGTCCACATGAGCCAATTCCTCGCCGTGAACTTCCTGGGCATGTCGCACAAGGTCGAAAAACAGGATCGCGGCGAAAACAGCAATGAACTCACCTCAGCTAAAGACCGGCTCGCCCTCAAGCTCGAAGCTCTCGCCAAACGCCTCATTGGCCGAGAAATTGATCTTGGACGTGAGCCACCTCCGCAAATGGCACAGATCACTTACGCAGGCGGAAGCGGAGGCGCTTGAGTTCGATTGGCAATTCTGGGGCCGGCGAAACCAGCAGGAACCGCCGCCGATCGACGGCGTGCCCTGGTCGATCTGGGCGATCATCGCCGGCCGCGGCTTTGGCAAAACCCGAACCGGCGCCGAGTGGGTCAGATCACTCGCCTATCCCAAGGGCTCAACGCCGCTCACAGGCGGCACGGTGCGCCATATCGCGCTGGTAGCAGAAACAGCAGCCGACGCGCGCGACGTCATGGTGGGGTTCGGCAAGGGCGGCAATGAGGCCTCAGGCATCTTGCAGGTCTGCCCGAAGGATCATCGGCCGATCTATGTGCAGTCGAACCGGGCGCTGACGTTCCCGAACGGCGTGGTCTGCACCCTCTACAACGGGACCGAACCGGACCAATTGCGCGGCCCCCAGCACGGCGCCGCATGGTGCGACGAGCTCGCCAAGTGGCAATACGCTCAGGAGGCCTGGGATCAACTCGAATTCGGCCTACGCATCGGCGACAACCCGCGGGTCGTCATCACGACAACGCCGCGGCCGATCAAGCTGCTCAAGGACATCCTCGCCGAGCCGACGACGGTAATCACGCACGGCACGACGCAAGAGAACCTCGGCAACCTGTCGGCCAAGTTCATTCACCGCGTGGTCGAGAAGTATGCCGGGACGCGGCTGGGGCGCCAGGAGCTCGGCGCCGAAATCTTGGACGACACGCCGGGCGCGCTGTGGTCGCGGGCGGTGATCGAGGAAACCCGGATCAAGCCATCCCAGATCCCGCCCCTGGAGCGGGTCGTCGTGGCGATCGACCCCGCGGTGTCGACCCAGGAGGACAGCGACGAAACCGGCATTGTCTGCGCGGCCAAAGGCACCAACGGCGAATACTACGTTCTTGAGGATCGATCCAACGTCTACAAGCCGGCGGAGTGGGCGGCCGAGGCGGTCGCGCTATGGCGCGCCAGGGGCGGCGATCGGGTCGTCGGCGAGGTCAACAACGGCGGCGACATGATCGAGTCGACGATCCGAAACGTCGAGCCGAACATCCCATTCCGGGCGGTCCACGCCTCCCGCGGCAAGGCGATCCGGGCCGAGCCGGTCTCAGCGCTTTATGAAAAACGAAAGGTTCACCACGTAGGCACATTTGCGCGGCTTGAGGATCAAATGTGCACCATGACGAGCGACTTCGATCGGACCAAGGCCAAATACAGCCCCGACCGAATGGACGCCCTGGTCTGGGCGTTAACCGAACTGAATTCCGTTGTGATCGATGATGATCTCGGCGGGTTCGCGTCAGTCGAGAAGCCGCCTCAAGCCCTATGGTGAGCTAATTGGCCGACCTCTGGAACAATCTTCGATCATGGGCCTTCGGCGGCGATAGCCTCGCGAAAGACGCAGCCGTTGCGCCGCCCGGTCCGCCGGACATCTCCCGCGACATGCAGCTGAAGCCGATCCGGGGCAACCCGGACGCCGGCGCGATGGAGCAAATCGGCGTCTCCGGCCTGCGCGCTTTTTCGGGCTACATCCAAGAGGAATATCTTCCCGAGCTCCAGGGCCAAAAGGCGCTCAAGGCCTATCGCACGATGGGGGACGATCCCATTGTCACCGCGGTCCTCACCGCGATCGGGCTGATCCTGCGCGCGGTCGAGTGGCGGGTCGAGGCCGCCGAGATCAACGGCAACACCTCGCCGGAAGCCGAGAAACAGGCCGAGTTCGCCCAAGGCTTGCTCGACGACATGAGCCACACTTGGGAAGACACGATCGCCGAAATTCTCTCGATGCTGCAATTCGGCTGGTCCTACTTCGAGATCGTGCTGAAGCAGCGCAACGGCCCCGAGCAAGACGATCCGGCACAGCGCTCCAAATTCGACGACGGCCTGATCGGCATTCGCAAGCTGTCGATCCGTTCGCAAGACTAGCTGTTCCGGTGGCAGCTGCAAGAAGACGGTGGCGTGGACGGCATGTGGCAGCAGCCGCCGCAGGGCGGTCCGCAACTCTACATCCCGATCGAGCGCGCGCTTCTGTTCCGCACCACAAGCCGCAAGAATTCGCCCGAGGGTGTCTCGATCCTGCGCTCGGCTTATCGCCCATGGTGGCTGAAGCGCGGCGCCGAGGATCACGAGGCGATCGGCATCGAGCGCGACTTGGCCGGCCTGCCGATTGTTTCCATTCCGAAAAAGTATCTCGCGCCTGGGGCAAGCGGCCAGGACCTTCAGTTTAAGCAGAACGCGGAAAAGCTCGCCCGCGATATCAAGATGAACTCGCAGGCCGGCGTTGTGCTGCCTTCCGAGACGTTCCAGAACCCGGACGGCTCATGGTCGAACGTGCCGATGATGAAGCTCGAATTGCTGTCGGCATCGAGCAGCCGGCGGATGATCGAGACCGATCCGGTCATCAAGCGACATAATCGCCTAATCGCCATGTCGGCGATGGCCGACTTCCTCACGCTCGGCGACGACAAGGGCTCTTACTCGCTATCGGCCAACAAGAGCGAGTTGTTCCTGCGATCCTGCGAAGCGTACTTGCATCAGATCGCGTCCGTGGTGAACCGTTTCCTGTTCCCACGGATTTTCCGCTACAACGGTATTCCGCATGAACTGTTGCCAACGATCAAGCCGGGCCGCTTGGCGCCGGTCGACTTGAACGAGCTCGGCGCCTATATCGCAGCCCTTGCCGGCGCCGGCGCGCCGATGTTCCCCAATCAAGAACTGTCGAACTATCTCGCCGACGTGGCCGGCCTACCCGAGCCGCCCGAGGATATCGGGCTCATGGCAAAGCCGGGGCAGCTGCCGAAGTTCGGGCAGACCAATCCCGACACCGGCGAGCCGACGACGCTGGAGGAACATCAGGCATTCGAGCAGGCTGGCTTGGCCGGCACGGCGTTCAACGAAAACGTCTCGCCGGGCCGCGGCGGTGGCGGTGGAGCGGCGAAAAAGTCTTTCACGATCGGCAAGGTGGCGCGCCGGCGGACGCCAAACCCTTTTGCCAAGTATAACGAAAACCATGACGAGCGCGGCCGCTTCACGTTCGCCAACGGCACCGGAGGGCTTGCCTCGGCGCAATACGCCAAGACCTTCAAAAAGGTCACGCCCGACGATATCTTCAACAACGTGAGCCCGGACGCCAAAACAGCAGCGATGAACCTTGAGGCCTCGCTTGCCACCCGCGTCCCCTCAGACGCCTCCGTGGCGCAAGGCGGCTACATCCGCGAGGACGGCACCTATACGCCAGAACGGCAAGCGATCCATGAGGCGTTGCTTGATAAGATTTTCACGCCGGAAAAGATCGCGGCCGCAATGCCGCCGGAAGGCACACCGCCGACCATGACGATGCTTGGCGGCCGCGGCGGATCAGGCAAAAGCTTCCTGACGGCGGACGGCGGCCCGGTCGACGCCAGCAAGACGATCATCCTCAACTCAGACGACTTCAAAGGCCCGCTCGCCAAAGCGAGCGGCCTCGATGAACGCTATGCCGCGCTGTTCCACGAGGAAAGCGATCACGTTCTCAATATGGCCTCGGCCAGGGCGAAAGCGCTTCGCGTCAATGTCGCCTTCGATAGCACGATGAAATCGGAAGGCACGGCCACTGCGCGAATGCTGGAGTACAAAACGGCCGGCTACAACATTGAGGGGCACTACGTCCACACGTCACCGGAGAACGCCGCGACGCGATCGATCGGCCGGTTTTGGAAAGGCGGCGCCGCAACCGGGCGCTATGTCCCGCCATCGGTGATCCTGGGCAACACGCTCAACGAGGCCAACTTCGACAAGTTGTCGCCGAACTTCCAACGGTGGACGATTTGGGATAACAACGGCGCGAAGCCGGTATTGATCGGCAGTGGAGGCAAACCGTGAGTCCCCGAGACAGCGCCAGCACGACAGGCATTCGCTCGAAGCTCGGGCCGATCTCCGATGAGGCCTTCGAAAACGACGCCGGCGGCGCGCTGGGCGATCCCAACTTGACGCCAGCACAGCGCGAGCAATTCGACAAAAAGACCGCCGAACTCAAAGCGCAAGCGCTCCGCATTCGGGCGGCCAAAGGTCGAGATTAAAGCGACTTTGTGATCAGGCGGCGGCGAGAGTAGGTAATTCGCTCTCGGCCTCGGCGATCGCCTCCGAAGTAATCACTTCGAAAGTATTCAGCAGCAACTTTGCCTAAGAGAAAGTCTTGGGCGGGTTGAGCTTGATCGCCTCGTTCATACACTTCACGCAGTAGAGTAGTTTATTCGCAACAACTATCGGTAATTTGTAGGTCATTTGCGACCCCCTTTCTTTCCTCCTTCGCGGGACCATCCCGCCAAGCTCAATATATGCGTTCCAGGCCACTACGTCAAGATGGCGTACCTAGTTGAAACCAGGGCCTTTTAAAAGGGCCGTTTCGGTCCTGATTTGGGAGGGCCAGGAGTGTCCCGAAAGCTGCCCGTCAACACCGACGAAATGCGCGACTACCTGCGCAAACTCGACGCCGCGCTCGACCGGATCGACGAGCTCGAAGACTTGGCCGGCATCGGCAAGGACTGCCATTTCTACGAATCGCTCGGGTTAATCCCCATGGCGGCCAAAGTGCTCGGACACTTGATGAAGCGCGAGATCGTCTCCCGGCAAACCCTTCACGCATTGCTCTACGGCGAGGGCGCCGAGAACAGCGACAACGCGATCGACGTCTACATCTCGATGGTGCGCAACGCGCTGAAACCGTTCGGCGTGATCGTGGTGACGCACTGGAAAACCGGGTGGACGATCTCGAAAGACGACAAGGCCAAGGTTGAGGCGGTGCTCCCCAGGGCCGGCGATCGGCCGCGGCCACGACGCGAAAGGAAACACGAATTTTGATCGGCAAGCTTCAACCATTCCGCAAGATCGAAAACATCGGGCCGCCCCAAGTCGTCGGGGTGACGATCACCAAAGGCGAAACCGTCGGGTGCTATCCCGAAAACCGGGAGCGTTTCGAAAACGGCGAGTACATCGTTTTCCGCGACAAATACCCGCCCGGCCCAATGGGCGTCATGATCTGGGAGCTCTCGATCCTGCGCGTCGACGGCGGCCATCATCACGATTGGCGCGACATGCAGGCGATCAAGACGATGCTAGTCGGGTCTGAGTATGAAGGGGTCGAGCTCTACCCGGCCGAAAGCCGCGTGGTCGACGTCGCCAACGAATATCATATCCATTGCATCATGACGCCGGACGAGAAGCCGATCACCTTCCATTGCGGGCGGACCGGGCGCCGGGAGGTCAACGATCTTTTGGCTTTCGGTCAGCGTCGGCTTTGATCGTGCCGTTGAGCCGCGGGTCGACTTCATAGGCGTGAAGCTTGGCGAGGAATTCGCGACAGTCGCGAACATGGTCGTAATGCTCGGCGATCTGCTCGCGTGTGAGCCCGGCAGCCTCGGCAAAATCAACGTCGTGCTCATAATCTCGAAAGTCGGACTCAATGGTTCGAATGTAGTCGGCCAGGGCGTCGCCCAGCTTGACGACGGCCACCGGCCAGTCGAGCGGGAGGTCGGCGAACGCGCGGGCAAGCCTGCCGTCAGGTGTCGCCATGCTCCAACGCCTCTTTGTGCACGCGCCGCCGTTCCTCGATGATGCCGAGCGTCACGCCGGCGGACCGGCCGATCTCGAAGCCGGCGCCGTGCCCGAACCCGTAACTGATCGCGCACGCGACGAGGAACATCAGGGCCGGGGTAAATTCCATCATTTGAAATCGCTCGCCTTCAGCCTTGCGGCGAGCTTGCCGAAGGCCGCCTCGAATTGATCTTTCGACATCGGCGTGGCCGCCTTGACGACTTCTGGCAGAACGCCCTGCCAGTGCCGATTAACATAGATCAAGGCCTTCCGACCGTTCGTCACGATCGGGTCGTTTTCGTGGTGGCCGTACGTGAGATCAAGCATCGAGCAAATCGTCCAGGGTCACCTTGCCGGACTTGGCAAGGTTGATCAGTTTCGAGACAGGATGAGGAACGGGCGAGGTATCCTCGCCCTTGGCGGCGATCCGTTGCAGTTGCCTCGGGCTCATGCCGACGTAGGGTGAGGCTCCGGTGATCGGCAATCCAAGGCCCTCAAGGGCCGCCCGAAACTGCTTTTTCGTCAGTTGTTTGCTTTTCTTGCTCATGGTGGGGAATACTCCGGTTTACTGCCCCGTTCCACTTGAAATATGACACCATGGCGTAGCGGTCAAGCCAGATTGGCTGTTCTCAACCGGGTTTAGGCGGCGTCGCCCTCCCGCGTAAAGCGCTTTGGCACAGGGCCGAACAGGTCATCGAGGCTGGCGCCGCTTGTGATCCGCAGGCTTCGGCCGGTGTGGCGGTCGAAGGCGAATTCGAACAGGCCGCAGCCCTCGCGGATCGGGCTTGCGCTGACGTGGGCAATGGCCCGGTGCTGGGCCTCGGCCAGCGTGTCGCATTGCACTTGCGTATATTGGGGCTCCTTGCGCCCCAGGCCTTTCGTGCAGTGGAACAGCGTCATGCAGATCGGTTTAGCGTATCTGGTGACAACATCGCCTTCATTGTACTTACTCACTGTGATGCTCCTTTGGGTTGACGTGGTGGTGATATGTGTCGCCCTGGCGCACGCGTCAAGGTGACGTATTGGACTATCGGCCCATGGTGGAAGCCACGATCAGGGTCGCGGCGTAGTCGGTCAGGCCGATATGCTCGTTAAGACCGGAGGCCCATCGCTGGGCCTCTAGGAAATCGGCGAAGTCTTTGCCGCCGATCGGGCAGTAGCCGGGCTCATCTTTGACGGCGACGCCCAGGCGGTAGCCGCCCTCGGCGCCGCAAACCGCGGTGAAGGCGTAGGTCTTGCCTGCGAAGGCGCCGGCGACGACCTGATCGAGGATCGCCGCCTCAAGGTGGGTTGAAGTAATATCGGTCATGGTGGTCCTCATCCGTTGTCGGGGTGTCCCGCTTATCGATCGAGGGCGCGGCGAATTCCCTCTTTGGTTGGCTCAATGTCGAGCGTCTCGACCCGAATCGAGCCGCCGTCCGTTTCGAGCAGCCACACGGCGCCG